CCCAAGGAGTTGCCACCACCGCGGACGGTCAAGGTGTTGGTGTCGACAGCGGTGACCAGCACCTGCTCCTCGGTCGCCTCACCCTGATCGAGCGTGACCCAGTCCCCGGCCGTGATACCGGTCGCAGCCGTGAGAACGACCTCCGTCGCCCCCGCGGTGACGGCACCGTTGAGCGTCGTGGCTGACTGAGCCGGCGTGCCGGCGCCCAAGAACAGGCGCCCATACGGATGCTCGATGAAGCGGAGACCCGCCAGCATCCCCCGCTCGTTCTTGAATCGCCCACCCTTGCCCAGCACGCCAGGCTTCCCCCGGTAGATGAGCGCCGGGTCGGCGTACTCCCCCACGGCGGTCCACTCGCTGATCCCGGCGAGATCGGGGAAGAGGGCCGGGTGCATGATCGTGGCATAGGTCCCATCCTCGAAGGGCTCGATGTCCAGACTGGCCGCCATGGCGACGAGGTTGGCGATGAAGTCGTAGTCGATCTTGTCGCTGGTCGTGTCGAGACCGGAGCGCGCCACCACAGAGCCAGGATAGACCACGTTCGTCCCCGCGTTGAGGACGGTGCGGATCACGTAGTCGAGGCTCTTCGCCTGGTTGGCGCCCACCGCTGCGGCGGCGCCCTTCTCCACGTCGGTGTAGGCCACGGTCTTGAGGAACCGGGTCAGCTGTACGACGTTCCCGTATTCGTAGATCGTGAGGGAGATGTTGCTGTCGTCCAGCGCCACCGGCGTCGGGTCCGACGTCTCGGTGAGGGCCGTGGTTGCCGGTGCCAACTCCTCGAGCACCGCCTGCTGAATGGTCGATCCACGGAGGTTGCCACCGATAGGCTCACCCCAGTCCACCATATCGAACAGGAGCCGGCGCTCCATAAACGCATTGAGATAGTCCCGATCGTAGGCGGTCGCTACCGACCCCGTCAGGACACTCGTCGATGTAACAGTCATTTCAGGCCTTCCTTTCCTGGTAGAGCGGAAGGCCCAGCGTCATTACCGTCTGCAGGCCGCTATCTAAGATCTCAGTAACTGATCGATTTTCTGACCTAACTCCTCCATGAGAGCCATGTCCCCATCTGCGGCTGCCGTGTTATAGGCTGCCTGCAACTGTTCGGCGGTCATGACCCCAGGAGGCGCGCCCCCGCCTGTCGGCTGCGCCGTGGCGGGATTCCCGCGCCGCTGCGGGGAGGAGCCGGGGCCCGGCGTCTGCTGAGCCCCTCCTCCCTGACGACGTGCGGCCAACTCACCCACCCGCTGCATCCAGTCGGTCCACGAGTTGGCGCTCGTCAACCGCTGAACCTCTGCCTCGGTCAGCGCCTCGGGATCGAGGCCCTGCTGCTGGATGTAGGCCACGGCGAAATCGTTCGGATCGGGCTGCTGCTGCGTCGGCTGCTGCCGCTGTTGAGGCTGCCGGGGCTGCTCCTGTCGGGCCGGAGTCTCCTCCGGTGTCCCCACCAGGATGTCCAGCTGCTTCCGGCGCCGGAAGTTTTCGTACTCCTCCGGGCCGAGTAACTGCTGAGCACCCTCGAGCACCTCGTCCAACATCCGCAACCGCTCACGCTGCTGCTCGCTCAAACGATGCGCCGTTCGATCGGAAAACGACTGCACCTGTCGGGTGATCTGCTCATCCAGGTCTTGGCCGAGATCCGCCAGGCGGTCCTCTACTCGCTGCATGACCGTCTTCACCAGACTCTCAATCGTCTCCCCGGAATCAGTTGCCGCCGCACCCGGGCCCTGACCCTGCCCTGGATCAGCGCCCTCGATCGGATCGGTGGAAGCCTGCTGCCCCACGCCTCCGACCTGTGACGGTCCGCCCTGCTCGTGATCCCACTGCTCTTCCATTGCAAACTCCTTTCAAAAGTAAGATGATGAATCAGTAACCCCAACGCTTCGGGGCTTTCCCCTCAGTTGACCGGGCCTCAAACGCTGGTCGGATCGCCTCGAGGAACGCTTCCACGCTCACGTCCCAACCCAGGGACGCTAGCAACTCCCGCAACTCTGAGAGGGCTCCCGTCTCGAGGGCCGTGCCCCTGAGCAAGAAGTCCTCAACCTGGCGACGGAGGGCGGTAGACAAGCGACGTCGCACCTGTCCCCAGTCCTGCGTCCACGTGGGGGCTGCGCTGCCTCGCTTGCCACCACCGCCGCCGCCACCGTAGCCGCTCCCTCTGCTGTACCCTCCCCCACCCCCGCCACTGCTGCGACGTCCCCCGCTGCTGTAGCTGCGACCGCTGCTGTAGTAAGAACGTCTGCCGCCACTCTCGCCACCGTCCACACTGATGAGCGCCGACGCTTGAGCCCACTGGTCAGCCGTGGCCGTGTCCCGCGTCTCCGGCGAAAGCACCAGGGCCACCAAGGGATGACGCCGCGCCGGATGACCTCGAGGAAGATCTTGGTACAACTCCCAGAACCGCGACTCATTCTCGTAACGCGCCCGCTCCTCCGGATCCTTCTTCCCGAGCCACGCTTCTTTGACGGTAGGAATCTCCTCGAAGCGTGCCAGCGCCTCACGGATCTCCTCTTCCGTCCAGCGGTCCCCGTATATCTCACGGATCCGGCGCGCCGCCTCGTCCACGTCGAGCGTCCCGCCTTCGATGTAGCGCGCCCACGCTGCGCTCCTCCGCGCGCGCTCCTCGTCCTCCCCTCCCCCTTTACTGTAGCTCTTGGCCTTGTTGTAAGCGTCCCACTGCTCGCCGTACCAATCGCCATAGGTGGATTGAATCGCCTCCGCCAGCGTGTCATTCTCCCGCCAGTAGGCTTGTAACGTCTCCTCGTCTACTCCTCGCGCCAGATCCTGCCAGTTGGGGGGCAACCCCTCCGTCTCCTCGAGGGCCGCTGCCGGATCCTCGAAGAACGCCGCCTTGGCTGCCTCGTACGCCTCGCGCGTCTCGTAGTCCGCCCGTCTGGGCATGGCACCCGAGAGCGCACCCCAGACCGCATCCTGAGCCTGGGCCCGGGCCTCCTCGGGGCTTGACCCGTACTTCGGCGCCCACGGCCCTTCGAAGTCCCCCGTCAACCCATGCTGCTCCCGTGCCTGGGACGTGCGCTCTTTGTAACTCGAGCGGAGATCACTCAGCGCCTGCCAGTTCCACGGCTCCGCCAGCACCGCCTCCATCTGCTGCCGCTCCAGATCCTCGAGCGCACTCTCCTTCTCCTGTCGGTAGTCCAGCACCCCCCGCGCCCGGGCCGGCCCCCACTCGGCGCCCACGGGATAACCGGCTGCCCTCGCCGCGGCCTCGGGGATCAGAGCCCCCGTCGCACTCCGCGCGTAAGTCTCCGGGTGAGCGTCTCGGTAGGCTTCGTAGCCTTCCCGGCTTCCGTACCCCGTAGCCGGAGAGTATGCCTGCCCGTACATCTGCCGCTGCATCGCCACCTGCTGCCGCTCGCCTTCTGGGTAGGCACGCAGCCCGATCCCTCCGAAGGTAGAGGATAGACCGGAGAGCGCGCGCTCTTGCTGGGCCCGTCGCCACGCCTCAGCCAGGAGACGCTGCGCCTCGTACATCTCCGCAGGAGATGCGTTGGCCTGGAGCATGATCCGCTCCAGATTGCCACTCGGCTCGAGCCCCAGCACCTCGGCCGGTCGCACCTGACCCGCCGCCACCTGCTGCATCATCGCCTGAGCCAGGAGCACATCCCGCGTCTGCTGTGGGTTTTCCGCTGCCATGTTGGCCAATTGTCGCCCCACGCGATAGGTATCCCACGCTCCCAGCGCCGGCGCGCCTTGGTTGAACATCGCCGGAGCCGGCCCCTCGCCCGGGCCCCGTGTCGCTGCTCGCAGCTGCTCCATCGCCCGCACCTGGGGAAGACTGCGCACCGTCCCCTCGAGGAATCCCTGCTGCTCGCCGCGCGGTGTCTGGTCCCCCACGATCCCCGCTCCCAGCAAAGGCGCCTCGATGAATCCGTAGGGCTTGAAGCCATAGCGCCCCATCGCTCGATAGAGCCAGTCCACGGCATTCCGTGCCTCGCCGGGATCGTTCCAGTCGTTGGGCTCGAGAGACGCAAAGGGGAAGAAGATGTTTGTCGGGTCGACGAAGACACTCCCGCCCATCCACTCGGGGAGCAAGTCCCCGGTCGGGATCTCCACGGCGCCCTCGAACCGCTCCCGGTAGCCGCGCCGCTCGTTGATCTGCCTCATCGCTCGCTTGTAACGTAGGTAGTGCGCCAGCGTCGCCGGATTCTGCGCCATGCGGATACCCCAGTTGCGTGCACTCCGCGTCTGCCAGTAGGAGTAAGGGACGACCAGTCCCAGCCAGGTGTCCAACTTGCGCCGCTTCGAGTAGTCGAGCAGAGCAAAGTCCGCCATCTGCGTCGCCGCCTCGGTAGCGATAACCTTCGCCTGTCGCATCGCCCGCGCCAGGTCATTGTCCACCCAGCGCCGCGCCTGTACGGCGATCGAGCTGGGCACCTTATCCATCTGCGGCACCCGCCCCAGGTCCTCGAGGAGCCCGTCCCGCATCTGCTCGAGGAACCGCTTCTGACGTTGGACCTCCACATCTGCCATCTCCGCCAGCGTTGGAGGCTGCACCGCTTGAGGCCAAAGATCCCCGCTCCGTTGGATGTCCTCCACCGTCATCTCAGGAGCGATAGCGCCCGCGGCCGCCCGCTCCTCCGCGGTCTGGGGGAGATCGTAGGGGATCGGCTCGATGGAGTCCCAATCAAGATCGAAGTCGGGCTCCCTGTACCCCATCCGCACCGCATCCTCCACGCTCGAGACCAACTCGTCGATGATCTCCGCATCGTCCGCCATCGCGTCAATCTGGCTGGGCGTGAATCCTGCCGACTTCAACAGCCGGATTCTTGCCTCATCAGCGTATTGCAACCACCGATACCCCAGCGTCACATCCGGGTGTTCTGCCACCTCGGACGCCAGCGCCTGGAACGCTGCATCCCTTGCCAGCGGGTGGCGCAGCAAACTCTCCCGCCGCTCTGGGCTGATCCCATCGATCTTCCGGGGCTGACCGCTTGCGGTGTCGAGCACCGTCCCGGCCGCGATCTCCTCGAGCAACCGTCGCCGCTGCGAAGCATTCAACCGCTCCAACTCTTTCGGCCCCAGACCCGCCCGCTGCAGGAGATCTCCCATCACGTACTTAGAAGCCTCCTCCGCTTCGGACGTCACGTCTGCGGTTCCCAGCGCCTGATACCAGCGGTCGGTCATCTCATCGGCGCCGCCGATATGGACCTTCTGCTCTACACCTTGTGCGTTGAACCCCGCGGGGAGCATCCCCTGAGCATAGAGCGCCTCGTCCTCGGGGTTGATCCCGCGCACCTTGCGCGCCTCTTCCACCGCCTCCTCGAAGAGGGCCCGTCGCCGTGCGTCGCTACCCCTCGTCGAATCGAGCAACCGCTCCCCTCGCTCCCTCGCCATATCGATGAAGTCGAGCCACGCCTCGGGCTCGTCCTCCACACCGAACCGCTGGGCCGCCTCGTCGAGCGTCACGGGTAGCCAGTCGGGAGCCACGCCGGCGCCCCTGCCGATCTCCTCTCGTACCTGTTTGGCTGCACGTCGCGCCTCTCCCAGATCCTCAAAGCGTTCCTCGGCAACTCGCACCCCATCCGCATCGAGTACCCTCACAAAGTAGACGTCGCCACGCCGGACCTCCTGCACCCGCTCCGCTCCGGTGGGGATCGTGTTCAGACCGGGCCCTCGAAAGTCGCTGATCCTCGCCGCTGCACTGTCTGCCACGTCCTCCAGTTGCGCCGCCATCCATGCCCATCGCTCTCGAGCGCCGGGATCCGCGTTGGCAACCTGCCGCACCACGCCCAATCGGCGCGCAGCCGCTTGACGTCCTGCCTCAGAGGCAACCCCATAGTACGTATCGAAATCGTTCGTTAGCTGGCGATAGAAGCGCGACTGCTTCCGAGACCACCACTCCATCCGCTGCCACGCTGCACTCGGCACGACGCGCGGGTCGGAGATATCCACGCCCACGGCTCGAGCCACGCCCGACAAGGTGACCTCGCTCATATCCTCGAGGGGGATCACCGGCCCCCCGACCACCGGGTCCCAGCGGATCCGATCCTGGAGGGCCACCAGCGCCGTCTCCCGATCCAGCGCCTGGGCCACCTCTGTAGGCCAACCTAACTCTCCGAGCATCTTCTGCTGGGCCACCTCAGACAGCGGCAACCGGAGCAAATCCTGCCGTGCCAGGTCGTAGATCTGCGCCTGCTCCCTGAACGTCCGATCCCACAACTCCTCCAGCCGCTCGTTATACTGAGGGGCGTCGATCTTGCCGGCGAGCATCCGCTCCCGGATCTCGCCAGCCCGGAACGCTGCCGCACTTCCTGCCCGATCTGCCCGCCGCTCTGCATCCGCCATGATGTCCAGCGCATCCCCGGACGGATTGAGCAGACCCGCCCGCCATGCCTCTGCCTGAGACGTATCGACCATCAGCCGCTGCCGATCGAGGAGCGTATCGAACTCCTCCCCGGTCAGCGCACCCAACCGCTCGAGCCTCCGCTCCCGCTGGGCCAACTGCTCCGCCTGTCCACGGAAGCGCACCGTTGCCCGTCGGGTAGCCTCGGCCGTAAACTCGGGCACCTGCCCCGTCCCGAGTAACTGCTCAGCCTCCCCGAAGAGTTGCCGGATCCCCTGGTGAGCGGTCGTCCACTCCTGATCTGCCTGGGCAAAGTAGGAGCGCCAGGCCGCCGATCGTCGCCGGGGATCATCCAGGCTGCGCACCGTCTCCCAGGTTTCCCGACGTATCGTGTCCACCCGCTTCCGCGTATTGAGGCGCGCCTCGTTTGTCTGTAGCCGGAGATCTCGCAGATACTCGAAGAGCCGCTGGGGATCCTCGGACTGCTCGATCATCTGCGCCGCCTCGTCCATGAATCCCGCCTCGAGGCGCGCGGTCTCCTGCTCCAGCGCTGCGTTCCGCTGCATGTAGGAGCGCGTCGCCGCGGTGACCTCGTCCTCCCCCACCCCTGCCATACGCCCCAGCGCCTCGATGCTGGCCGCGTCCTCTGCTGCGTCCTGAGCTGCATCCTGGGCCGTGTGGATCGTGCGCACCGGGGGCGTCCCGAAGATCTGCGCTCTCGCCAGGTCCCGGTCCAGGCCCTCAGCGATCTCGTCGAAGACCCGCGCCACCGCCTCGGGATCGTTCACGTCCACGTTACGGAGGCCATCGTCCACCCGTCGCACCAACTCGAGCCCCATGCGATCCACGTCGTCCCCGATGTACCGCGACCAGTCGAACGCCGTCGACACTTGGCCGGGCCCCAGCACGCGCTCCACCGCCTCGCGCGCCTCCTGGGGATTCACCGCCAGGCGGAGCCCATTCTCCACGGCTCGCGTCCGCTCTGGTCCCAGCGCCTGCGCCAGGTCATCGGGCACGCGCGGCCGCCACGTCTGCGTCCAGGCCTGCCCCAGCGCCGCACTGTGGGCGCGTACGTAGCGCGTCTCCTCCCCCAGGATCGTCCGCTTCCCGAGTACCTGCCCCGTCCCCATAAACTCTGAGATAGATTCGGAGACGCCACCCACTCGCCTCCCAATGTCTTCCCCCAGCACGGCGCCCACGATCTTTCCCAGTCGAGAGCTCTCCCCCACCTCAGCGCGCCGGGCAGCACTTGCTCCGCCTCGGAGCCCCTGCTGCACCCGGCTCGTCGTCAATCCCCACCGGTCGTAGAGATCCGTCACGTTGTCCCAGGATTCAAAGGAGAGAAGCCCGTCGTAGGCCATCGTCACCGTGTCGCCCAAGGTATTCCTCACCGCATAGCCGGGCGTCTGGAGATAGAACTCCGACATAAGCCCCTTCCATGCACCCGCCACCTTCTGCAATTGGCCGCCTCGCCCTGCCGGTGCCTGCGGTAGCGCCTCGAGCATCAGATCATCCAACTCGCGCATGAACTGCCCTGGATTGAACTCGGCCGCCTTCACGCTGGGCAAGGAGTCCACCTGCTCCACCACCTCACCCATCAAGCGCCGCGCCTTCTTCGATGCCTGCCACTCGGGGAGATTCCCTACCAGATCCGCCAGGCTCTCCGGATTGTCGACGAAACGCCGGACCATCGCCGCTGCTTCCGTTCCACTCTCCGCCTCGCTGATAAGGGGCGCGATCACCCGCTCGGTACTATCGACCGCCATCCTCGCCCGGCTCTCGTCGGTCAGCGGATTCACCTTGTCGAGCACCCGGTCAACCCACGACCTCGAGGTCTCGGGCGTCACCGCATCCAGCAGTTGCCGCGTCGCCGCTGCATCCCGCGCCTCGTCCATGTTGCCGACCAGGTTCGTCCCCTCCACGGCTCGCCGGATCTCTGGGGCTTGGTTCACGCGGACCACATCTGCCACGTCCTCGGTAGCCTCAGCCACCCGCGCCACGTCCCCCACGTCCTCGGCAACCCCTGCGGCCCGGGCGACATCGCCCACGTCCTCTATGGCACCCGCGGCTCGAGCCACGTCCCCCACGTCCTCGGCTGTCCCCAGGGCTCGAGCGGCTGCCCGTGCCTCGGGCAGCACCCCCAGCACATCCTCCGCCTGCCCTACAGCCTTCGCCA